ACAAAGCCACGCTCGATACCCTGCTGATGTGGCCACTGCAAGAGACAGTTTCCATCGACTACGTGCGTTCAGCTTTCCAGTTGCTGGCCTTGGCATTCCGGCAGGCGGCCAAGCTGGGGATGATCACGTCCAACCCGATGGCGGCGATCCGGTTCAACGACTTCTCAAAAGCAAAGGTTGGCATCAAGCCGTCCAGGCTGCGCGGGGTTCAGTTGGAAGGCCTGCTGCAACAGTTGGCCGAAGTCATGCCCGTCGCGCCGCTGGATTCGATGCTGGCTCTGATGATGTTGTGCCATGGCACTCGGATCGGCGAAACCCGCATGGCGCTTTGGTCGCACATCAGCCTGGCCGAGCGCGAATGGTTCATCCCGGCCGAGAACACAAAAACCGGTGTCGAGCATCACCTGCCCCTGACCGAGCAAGTGTGCACGCTGCTGACCCGATACCGCGAAGGCCAGTTCGCCCGGGGCTATGAGGGCCAGTGCCTTTTCCCGGCGCGCAACGGCAAGGCACTGGGCGAGGCTCAAGGTTGCGCTGTGTTCCGGCGGCTGGGGCAAGGCGAGTGGACCAGTCACGATCTTCGCAAGGTGGCCCGCACCGGTTGGGCAGACCTTGGCATCGATCACCTGATTGGTGAGCTGCTGATCAACCACGCGATGGGCCACAACGTGAAGGTTTACATCCAGTCGGACGTGATGAGCCGCAAGCGGGATGCCCTTGAACAGTGGCACGCACATCTAGATCAGAAAGGTTTTTCGGCTATTCACGGATTGACCGGCTTTAGATTTGAAGATTCCGGTAATTCGCTGCAAGCCACAGACCATAAGGCCTGCAAGGCCATTGAAGAAACAACCATAGGCGAGGTTTAAAAATGATGATTTTGCTCAATCCGGCCACTGGCCTCGCTGTAAATCCAACCGAAATCAGCACGATGATGATCGAGCGAATCCCGCTGCTCCGCCTTGTCATCACGATGAAGGGAGGCTTCGAACTCCAGATCCGCAGCTGCCCAGCCGAGGGTGTCAACGTCGAGCAGTTGCACAAAAAGTTGCTGGAGGCCGTATGAAGAAGTCCCGCGGATCGCTCCAGAAGCGTGAGCTGAAGTTCATCATCGAGTGCAATGTCTGCTACGGGAAAGGCGAAAGGCTCGGACTTTTCCACTACATCGAGTGTGATCATTGCCTGGGTTCTGGGTGGGTATGCGGGCACACGCTCCAAACCCTGCCATTGAGCGATGTTGTGCCGGTGCTCAATTCGCGATTGAAAGAAGCACTCGCTGAGATTGCTAAGGCCCGGCAAGTAATCGGCGGCGCCCACGAACAATACGAGCAGAACAACCGCCGCGGTGCCGGCGCATCGAATTACACGGGGGATTGAGCGATGGGCATTTATAAAGACGTGATGGGCACCCTGGTACGCGTACTGGCCGCCGATAACATCGACAACAGCACCAAGCAGTCTTGGCAAAAGCTGATCGATGCCGATCTGCGCCAAGGCGGCAATGGCGGCTCGTTATCGCCTCGCGACAAGTTCGATTACGACTGCTGCTTATATGCGCTGCTTCACCGGCAGCTCGCTCCCGCGCAGTGGGACGTCCTGGTAGCGAAATATTCGACCCACAAGGCCAATAAGGTCGCCGCGATCGGTCGTCTGGTTTCGCGAATGACGTCTCCAGCGCCCGAGCTGTTCATTTACAAAGCGCTCACGGCCTGGGCTATCCCGAAGCTGAAGGGCGTCCAGTCGGGCAAGCGTTCAACCGATATGATCGTGCTGCCGGCCGAATTCTACGACATGAATACTTGGGATCTGGCTGGCTCCCCCGAGCGGACGCGACGCAACTGGCGCAGCGGAATCCACAAGCGCCTTGAGCAGTTGGAGGAGGCTGCGGTGATCCATTCCACCGAGATTTTCGAACGGGAAGAAATCTTTGTAGATGCCGCTTGACCGTGATGGCCAATTGGCCGTAAATTAACCCCATCATGTCGATCTTGCGCGTTATGAGAGACGACAAAAAATTCTGAGCCCCGCCACTGTGCGGGGCTTTTTCGTTTCTGGAGTTCAGCTATGAGTACTGCAGGTGGTTTTTTTCACGGCGTCACCGTGACCAACGTCGACACGGGCACGCGGCCTATCGCCGTGCCGTCGTCGTCCATCATTGGCCTTTGCGACACCTTCACCCCTGGTCCTGATGCCAGTGCCTTGCCCAATCAACTGGTACTTATTACCCGCGAAAGCGAAGCCATCGCGGCCTGGGGGCCAGATGCGGCGATCACCAAGGCGGTCAAGGCCATTTACGTTCGCTCCAAGGCGGTGATCGTAGCCTGTGGCGTGGCGAAGGTGGCAGACGCCGCCGCGCAGACTTCGGCCATCATTGGCGGCGTCCTGGCGAACGGCACGCGCACCGGTATGCAGGCGCTGCTCGACGGCAAGAGCCGATTCAACGCGCAGCCCCGCTTGCTGGCCGCACCCAAACACACCGCGACCTTGCCCGTCGCCACGGAGCTGGTGGCGCTGAGCGAAAAGCTGCGTGCCATGGCAATCATCGACGGACCTAACACCACCGACGAAGCCGTCATGGAGTACCGCGAAAACTTCGGCAGCAAGCGCGTGTTCCTGGTCGACCCCGGCGTGCAGTACTGGGACACCGCACTCAGTGCCACCGTCGATGCACCAAGTTCTGCCTGGGTGGCTGGACTCTTCGCCTGGACCGATTCGGAGTACGGCTTCTGGGCCTCGCCGTCGAACAAAGAGTTCGTCGGCCTCACCGGCACCGGTCGCCCCATCGAGTTCCTCGACGGCGACGAAACCTGCCGGGCCAACCTGCTCAACAACGCGCAGATCACCACGATCATCCGCGATGACGGCTACCGCCTGTGGGGCAACCGCACCTGTTCCAGCGATCCGAAGTGGGCGTTCGTTACCCGTGTTCGGACCATGGACATCGTGATGGACGCGATCCTCTACGGCCACAAATGGGCGGTCGACCGCTCGATCACCAAGACCTACGTCAGCGACGTGACCGAAGGCCTCGCGGCGTTCATGCGTGACCTGAAAAACCAGGGGGCAGTGATCAACTTCGAGGTGTTCGCTGACCCCGTACTGAACACGGCCAGCCAGCTGGAGCAGGGCAAGGTGTACTGGAACATCCGCTTCACCGATGTACCGCCGGCAGAAAACCCTAACTTCCGCGTCGAGGTCACCAACCAGTGGCTGACCGAAGTTCTCGACACCAACGCATAAAGGAGAGCCCTCGATGGTTCCGCAAACGCTCTACAACATGAACGCCCATATCGATGGCCTCAGCTTCAACGGGGAAATCACCAGCCTAACGCTCCCCAAGCTCACCCTGAAAACAGAGGAACATCGAGCTGGCGGCATGGATGCACCGGTCGAGATGGATCAGGGTATGGAAAAACTGGAATCCAGTTTTGCTGGCAAAGGTGCGCGCCCCGAGATCATGAAGTTTTACGGCCTAGCCGATCAAACTGCGTTCAACGCGGTTTTCCGGGGTTCCTTCAAAGGCCAGAAAGGCGCGACCACAGCAGTAGTCGCCACCCTGCGCGGCATGCTTAAAGAGATTGATCCAGGCGACTGGAAAGCTGGTGAGGCTGGTGAGTTCAAGTACGCCGTGGCGGTCAGCTACTACAAGCTCGAAGTCGGCGGCCGGCTGATGTACGAGATCGATCCAATTAACTGCGTCCGGGTTATCAACGGTGTCGATCAACTTGCCAGCGTCCGTCGTGACCTGGGTCTGTAACGGAAAGGTATCTCATGAAAAAGCTGAAACAACTTCCATCCTGGCTCACGGTCACCTCGGATAGTGCAACGGTCGTCCTCACTCGTCCAGCCGATATCAACGGCGAGAGGCTCGAGCAGTTGAGCCTACGCGCACCGACTTTGCGGGAAGTACGCGCCTCGGACGCGATAGGCGGCGATGACGCGGTGTTGCGTGAGGTGACCTTGTTCGCCTCGCTGACTAACGCGGGCCCCAAGGACATTGATGGGCTCACGTTGGTTGACTACGGACGGGTGCAGTCGGCCTATTCCCGCATACTTCAGGACAGTGGTATTCCTGAGAAGAAGGACGAAACACCTGGCTGGTTAGCCCTTGATCTTGAGCGGGCGCTGGTGACGTTGTCCAAACCCTGCGAGATCAAAGAGGTGAAGGTAGACCGCCTGACTTTGCGCGCACCCACGGTTCGCGACGTGCGCGCTGCAGCTTCCGCCTCCAATGGCGATGACGAGCAGCGCGAGACCATCCTCCTGGCCGACCTGTCTGAATCCGACACCAAGGATCTGGAGGGGCTCAAGCTGACGGACTACCAGCGGCTGCAAGCCGCCTACTTTCGCCTGGTGCAGGACGACGGGGTTTAACGCCGAACTGCAGAAGCAGGTCGCGAAGCGCTTGGCGACGCAGTATTCATTTGCCGCCAATGAAATCGAGACCATGCCCTTTTCCACGATGATCTGGTGGCTCATGGACTGAGCCCCGCATCTCTGCCTGGAGTGTTCTCATGGCAAATAACCTGGCGCTCGGCCTGGTCATCGGCGGCGTCGTCAGCTCCACGGTCGGCGCCGCCTTCAAGGATGTTGAAGGCCGTATCAAGAAACTCGGCGAAACCGGCACCAAGGCCCGCGTGCTGCAAAGCACCATCGGCGACACGATCCGCCTGCGCGACGAATGGAAAAAAGCCCATGACACCGGTTCTGCCTCGGCCGGTGACCTGCTGCGGAAGCTGGAAGGTAACCTCAAAACCCTGAAAGAGCAGGGCATTGAAGTCGGCAAACTGCGCAAGGAATACCAGGCCCTCGGCCAGGTAGCGCGGGGCGCCGAACTCAAGGCGCTGGGCCACACGCAGATCCAGCAGGGCAAAGAGGGGATGAAGAACTCCCTCGGCAAAGCGGCGGCACTGACGGCGTCGCTGGCGATTCCGACTAAGGTCTCCGGCGATTACCAGGCGCAGATCCGCCAGATGTCGTTGTGGGCCCATACCGCCGGCACCGGCGATGAGGCCGAACTGGCGGCGAGCATCAGCAAGGTCGCGGCGGAGAAGGGCATGAGCCAGCAACTGCTTGCGAAGTCGGTCGGCGCCTTGATCGAAAAGGGCGTGGATTGGGATGTGGCCACCGCCTATGCCGGGCAGATCGCCGACCTGATCGACGGCCAGGGCATGGAGCCTGAAACCATCGCGACCTTGATCAACTCCTTCAAGGAGGCGGGAGTCAAGCAGGGCGACATGGCGGCGATGCTGGGCCAGGTAGCAGCGGCCGGTGACATCGGCGCGTTCGGTCCCAAAGAGATGGCGCGGTATCTGCCGGCCATGCTCGGCAACATCAAGCGCCTGGGCATGGAGGGCCCCGAGGCGGTGCGCTTCCTCGGTGCCAGCCTGCAGTCGCAGTTCTCGCAAACCCAGGATGCGGCGGCGGCGGCCACCAACATGAACAACCTGCTCAACGCCGTGATCAGCAGCACCAGCCAAGAACGGTTCGCCAAGGAAGGTTACGACCTGGCCGGCTCGATTCTCGCCGCGACCAAAAGCGGCAAGGCAGCCAACCCGGTAGACGCTTTTATCATGCTCAGCGAGCAACTGATCAGGAAGCAGGACCCGGCCAAGGCTAAGAAAATCGAGGCGCTCAAGGCCAAGATC